CTTTGCGCCACGCTCCGACCTGTGTACTGTGCAGCGCATGGACCACCCGATTGCCTCCCTCCGCACCAGACAGCACCTCTCCCGCACCGAGCTCGCCCTGCGCGCGGCCGTGCGCCGCGGCACCATCGAGCGAGCCGAGAGCGGCCTCGGCGTCAGCGTCCGCTCCGCGCTGCGGATCGCTCGCGCCCTCGACGCCACGGTCGAGAGCCTCTTCGCGGGGTGCGCGTGAGCCGCGCGTCACGGGACTACGCGCTGTCGCTGCTGGTCGTCGGGACCGGCGCGGCGCTGGTGCTCGTCGGGGCCGTCGTCGCCGGGCTGCTCCTCGCGGGCGCGGGCTGCGTTGCCTGCGCCCTGACCGCGGACGGAGCGGGCGCGTGACCGGCCGCGCTGCTCTCGTCGCCGCCCTGGCACGCCTCGCGCGCCTCGCGATCGCGATCGCCCACGACCTGCCCCCCGTCGTCCACCCCGACGCCGTGCGCCTCGTCGCTCGCGCGTGCGACGTCCTCGACGCCGTGCGCCACGCCGCGCGCCGGGGTGAGTCGTGACCGCCGCCGCATGGCTCACCGCGCTGCTCCTAGCGGTGCGCGTACCCGCCGCAGAGCGCGCCTGCATTGTCGCCCGTCGCGAGGCAATCGCCGCCTCTGCTGAGGCTGCTGCGGCCGCGCACCACGTACCCGTCGCCCTGCTCCTGTCCGTCGCGTACCTGGAGTCGCACCTCGGGTGCGCCGCGCGCTCGGGCGGGTGCTGGGGCGCGCCGATCTCGCGCGCCCGTCGAGGCGTGGCCGGCGGCCCCGACCGCGCCGCGTCGGCCCTCGCGCTGGGCTACCGGCGCTGCGGGCAGACCGACGAGGGCGCGGTGAGCTCGTTCCGGTGGGGGCTGTGTCGCCCGCCCCGTGGCGCGCATGGCTACGGCCCCGCCGACGTGCTCCGACTCGCCGCACGCGTGGCCGCTCGGGTGACGCCGTGAGCGCCTACGTCCCCGACGCGACCGGCGTCCCCGCGCTCTGGCCGTGGGTGCTGTCGCTCCCGCCGCGCGATCACTGCGCTACTCGCGGGTGCGCCGGGCGCCCGCCGAAGCCGCGCCCCGGCGACCCCCCGGCGGCCCTCGCCCTGTGCATGGCGTGTCGCGTGCCCGCTGGCCCGCAGCCATGCGCCGCGGCCGGGTGCGCGGGCGTCGCGAGGCCCATGCGCGCGAGCCGCTATCGGGAGATGGAGCCCTACTGCCCGCAGTGTCGGCACCGCGGTCACGTCGCAATGATTCGTCGCCGCGCCACACGCGAGACGGTCGCCGCGTACCTGGGCGGAGGTGTGCGGTGAGGCCCTTCGTTTGCGACGGGCCGACGATCATCAACGTGAGCGGCGGGCGCACGTCCGCGCTCATGCTGCGCCGGACCCTCGACGCTCACGACGGCGCGTTGCCCGAGGACGTGCACGCAGTGTTCACGAACACCGGCGCGGAGCACGAAGGGACGCTGCGCTTCCTCGCGGAGTGCGCCGACCAGTGGGGCGTTGACCTCCGGTGGATCGAGCGCACGCCCGACGCGCCCGGGTGGCGTGAGGTCACCTACGAGACGGCCTCACGCGAGAGCGAGCCCTTCGAGGAGCTGGTGATGCGGCGGCGCTTCCTCCCGAACGCGGTGATGCGCTTCTGTACGCAGGCGCTCAAGATCGAGACGGCCGCAGCCTTCATGCGCTCGCAGGGGTACGACCACTGGACCTCCGTCGTTGGCCTCCGCTACGACGAGCCGCACCGCGTCCACAAGCTGCGCGCCCGGCCCGCGGCATGGGACGTGGCGTGCCCGCTCTTCGACGCGCGGGTCACCGTCGAGGACGTGGCGGCCTACTGGCGCGCTGCGCCCTTCGACCTGCGCATCCCGGCGCACTCCGGGAACTGCGTCGGGTGCTTCTTGAAGGGCCACGCCAAGCGCCGTCGCATCGCGGAGGAAGCGCCCGCGGCCCTCGCGTGGTGGGCGGAGATGGAGGCGCGCATCGGCGCCCGCTTCCGCAAGGATGGCCCCAGCTACGCGCGCATCCTATCCGACGTGGCCGCGCAGGGGCGGCTCCACCTGCGAGTGGTCGACGACGAGGATGACCTCGCTACCTGCGGGTGCACCGATCGCCGTCCGGTGCGGCGGCGCTGCGGGTGCCGCAGTCGACAGCACACGCTTGCGTGCATCTTCGCGAGGGCAGCATGAGCGACGTCGAGAGCAACGCCCTCGCGCTGTGGTCGACGCGTCGGGTGCGGTGCCCGATGCGCCTCCCCGACGACGACGATGCCGCGCGCCTCCTCGCCGCGGGGTGGACCCCGTCGAGCCGCGTCGGGGAGTACCTCGACGCGACCGGCGACGGCGCGCCCCGCTGGTGGACGCGCGCGCTGGAGCTGATCGCGCGGGACGGTGCGCCGTGAGCACGCAGCTCTACCGCGTGCACCTCGCCGACGGTGGCGTGCGGCGCGTGCGGGTGCGCGTCGAGGGCGGCAGTCGCTACGTCGAGGGCGATCGCTACTCGCTGGACGTACCGGTCGCCGAGGCCGTCGCCGCGCATGGCCGCTCGCGTGGGTGGGCCGTGGTCGCCGTGTCGGGGCCTCCGTCGTGCTGAGCGTCGGCGAGGTGGTGCGGCTGCGCTCCGACGACGGGCGCGAGTGCTACGCGCGGGTGCTCTCCGTGCGGCTGCGGGCGGGCGTGCCCGCGTGGCGGCTCGCGTCCGTCTCGTCGCTGGTGGTGTCGTGGTACGGCGGCGCGCGCCGGATCACAGCGCGCGACGCGGAGGAGTGGGCGGTGGTGCTAGGCGGCTAGCGCGACAGGACGGCCCGAGATTCTCCTCTGCCGTGACGAGACGAAGCACGGCCGTCTCGGCGTGGTACGTCGACCACGCGGTCGTCAGCGCGTCATCGACCCACCACGTGAACCCATCGGGCCGGTCAACGTACGCAACAGCGTCAACGTCCACCGCGTGCGACGTCACGAACGAGCGGAGCAGGGCGTCAAACGTCCACGGCTCGGCATGATCTACGTGGCCGCTCCCGACAATCGCGACGCCAGAGACGGCGCTCACGCGCTCGCTCACCGACTCGCGAAACGCCAGAATCTGAGGGGAGATCACATGACGCGCAACGTCAGCGAATCGCGCCCACGGCTTCGGCGGGCTGATCGCACTGGCGTAGCTCCATCGCTCCCACGTGCCGTCAGCGCGAGCGACCGCGAGGCAGTGCGTGCCCATGGTCGAAGCGACCACGCGAAAGCTCTTCGACCCGATCACGTCGCTCTTCGTGAGGGCCTCCGGGTGCCGCGCGAAGAGGGCGCGAATGAACTCCAGGTCTTCGCCTTCGAGCGTGTACTCCCGGCGGGGCATCGGGCCGAGGATCTCGCGACACCGCGCTTCGAGCGCTGCCTTCGAGGTGTACTCCTGCCCCCCGAGCACGTACTTCACTTGCCCACCTCCAGCGCGATGAGCTTGCGCGTGGGCGCTCCCACCGGGAGCCCGTTCAGCGCGCGGCCGAGCGTCGCGTGCGAGACTCCGCAGCGCGCTGCGAGCTCCGTCCGCGTGCACGTCAGGAGCACGGCCTTGATGCGAGCGATCAACCTATCGTCCAGTGATGCAGTCATACCCGGCGAATACCACGGTGAGCGACGCCGTGCAACTTCTGGCGTGTTGCTACGCGCTTGCAATCCGACGCGTCCCGCGGTAGCAATAGCTGTCCGCAGCGGGTGCAACCGCTCGGACATGTGACCGACTATTGCGCCGGAAGGAGGCGCAGCCGATGACCGATTCCCTACCACCGACACCCCCAGTCCTGCAACTCCGCCCGTACCAGGAGCGAGGCATTGCCGCCGTCCGCGCCGAGATCGCCCGCGGCGTCAAGCGCGTCCTGATGGTGCTGCCAACGGGCGGCGGAAAGACCGTCGTCGCCGCCGCGATTATCGCGGGCGCCGTCCGCAAGCAGAAGCGCGCGCTCTTCCTGGCGCACCGCCGCGAGCTCATCGACCAGTGCTACTCGAAGCTCCTCGCGAGCGGCCTCGCGCGCGAGCACCTCGGGACGATCCTCGCGGGTGACCCGCGCGCCCGGCCGCACGCCCCGGTGCAAGTGGCGTCGGTGCAGACTCTCGTCGGGCGCAAGCACCCGCCCGCCGACTTGATCTTCGTGGACGAGGCGCACCACACCACCGCGCGCACGTATGAGCGGATCCTCGAATCCTACCCGGGCGCAGTCGTCGTCGGCCTCACCGCAACGCCCTGCCGCGGCGACGGGCGCGGACTCGGCGACGCCTTCGGCGCCCTCGTCCAGGTGGCGCAGTTCGGCGACCTCGCGGCCGAGGGATTCCTGATCGTCCCGACGGTGTACAGCACGCGTCACCCGGTGGACCTGTCGACGATCAAGAGCACCGCGGGCGACTACAACTTGCACGACCTCGACGAGGCGCTGAACCGCCGCGAGCTCGTCGGCGATATCGTCGCTCACTGGCAGGAGCACGCCGCCTCGCGCACCACTGTCGTCTTCGCGGCGAGCGTCGGGCACTCGAAGGCAATCGTCGCGCAGTTCGTCGAGGCGGGCGTGCGCGCCGAGCACCTCGACGGCACCACCGACGACGACGAGCGCGCTGCGATCCTCGCGCGACTCGCGACGGGCGAGACTACCGTCGTCGCGAACTTTGGCGTGCTCACCGAGGGGTGGGACTTGCCGCGCTGCAAGTGCGTGGTGCTCGCGCGGCCGACGAAGAGCAAGGGCCTGTACCTCCAGATGGCCGGGCGCGGGCTGCGGCCCGACGGCGACACGCCCGCGCTGCTCCTCGACCACGCGGGCTGCGTGCTCGCGCATGGCTTCCCGCAGGACGATCAGGAGTGGTCCCTCGAATCGAAGAAGAAGCGCGCGAGCGCGGCCCCGGTGAAGACCTGCCCGAGCTGCTTCGCGGCGCTCCCAACCGGGACGCTGGTGTGCCCCGAGTGCGGGCACGTCTTCGAGGCGCCGCCGCGCGAGGAGATCGAGACCGTGGACGGCGCGCTCGTCGAGGTGGTGCCGCCCTCGACGCTCCCCGTGGCGGTGCGCCGCGCGTGGTACGAAGGCACCGTGGCGACGGCCGCCTCGCGCGGCTGGAAGGTGGGCGCCGCGCGCCACCGCTACCGGGAAAAGTTCGGAGCGTGGCCCGCGTTTACGGACCTCGAACGGCGCTACTATCCCCGCCCCTCGGTGACGCAATGAGCCTATCAGAGCAGGACTTCTCGAACGCCTTGCGCGTCGCAATCACGGCCGCGCGCTGCGGCGTCACTCTCTGGCGACAGCCCGCCGGGAAAGTCCGCACCGACCGCGGGACCTGGGTGGAGTGCGCGCCCGTCGGCGCCGCGGACCTCACCGGAGTCGTCGCCCCCGAAGGCTGGCGCGTCGAGCTCGAAGTGAAGGGCGCGCGTACCCGCGAGACACCGGAGCAGGTGCACTGGCGCGAGCGCATGACAGCCCTCGGGTGCGTCGCCCTGACGCTGCGCCTCGACGCCTCGCGCACCCTCGCGGAGAACGCCATCGACGCGGCCGAGACGGTGCGCGCTGCTATCGCTACGAGGAGAGTCCATGCGCCCCGCTGACCTCGACACGCCCCTCATGTGGATCAGCGACCAGCGCGTGATGACGCTCCACTCGCCCGGCGTCCCGAGCGCCGGGTGCGCTCGCAAGGGCTGCACGGTGCACACCTCCGACTGGCGCGAGCCGCGAGGCTCCGAGGGCAACCGCCACGACGTCAGGGCCGAGCAGCACACGACGCTCGCCGAGGCCGCGGGCGGCAGGACGTGGCGCACGGGTGCTCTCGTCTCGGGCTACGTCGTGTGCCGTCAGGGTGTGCCGGTTCCTGCTACACCGCGCGTGTCCAAGGAGTCGCTGCCGTGGCTCCGCGCGCAGGGCCTCGACGCGCTCCAGACGTGCTTTATCGCCGACATCGACACGCCCGGGCACCTGCCCTGGACACCCGAGACGCGCGCCGCCTTCGACGCGCTGTGGGACTCCGCGCCGTCCCTCCAGACCTGCGGGCTCTACCTGTCGCCGAAGGGCTACCGCTTGCTCCAGCCGCTCGCAACGTGGCTCCCCGTCGACGAGGCCGAGCCGCGTCTCCTCGCGTGGCTCCATGCGCTCGTGGCCGAAGGCGCGTGGGCGTCGGCGCTGGAGTGCAAAGACTGGGGACACTTGATGCGCGTCGCGAGGTGCGTCTACAAGGGCGAGCGTCGCGCGCCGGACCTCGTCGACCTCTCGCGACTCCGCGCCGTCGAGGCGCCGCCCGCGCGCGCGCTCCCGGCACGCGTCGCCCGCGGCGGTGCGCTCCCTCGCGTGATCGTCCGCGCTGACGCCGTCGGTGCGCTCCCGGCCGTCGCCGCCGACTCACCGCCCGAGTGGCACCCGGTGGCCGACGCCGTCGGCGCCGCGATCCGCGACACCGTCACCCGCGACTGGCGCCGCTGCTACCTCGCGCTCGCCGGGGCGCTGTGCTCGCGCGGCTGCCCGCTGGAGTACGTCCCCGCCGTCGTCGCCCGCGCGCACCTCGTCGACCCGGCGTGGGCCTACCTGCTCGACGACCGCACCGCGCTCGCGTCGACGACCGTCACACGGTACGCCACCGGGCAGACCGTCAGCGGATACGCCACCCTCCGCGCGGACTTCCCGGGCGTCGCCGACGCGCTCGACTACGCCACGCGTCGCACCGCCGCCGAGGCGCGGGTGATCGACCAGCTCACCGCCGCCGCGGGCGAGGGCGTCCCGCTCGTGGGTGTCGCCGCGCGCCTCGCGCTGCATCTCGCCGGCGTCGCCGCCACCGCCGAGGCCGTCGCCGTGCGCGCGCAACTCACCGCCGTCCCGGGCGTCGAGGTGCCCGCCGCGACCGCGGGCATGGCAATCACGCACGCGATCCGCGAGGCCTACGGCGTGACGTGCATTGCCGCGCCGCCCGGCACCGGGAAGACTCAAGCCGTGCTCGCGCACGCGGCCACACTCCCGCCGATCGAGGGACGCGCCGCACCGGGCTCGCGCATGGCGATCAGCGTACCGACACACAAGCTGGGCAAGCAGATCGCCGCGAAACTCCCCGGGCGCTCGCTCAGGATCTACTCGCCCACCTCGCACACACAGCCCGACGGCTCGCTGACGTGCATCTACTCCGACTCTGCCGCGCCGCTCGCCGCGGGTGGGCAGAGCGTCTCGAAGGAGTTGTGCGACGGCCGCGGCCGCGACCCGTGCCCGGAGCGTGCCCGCTGCCCCGCCTACGCCGGGCAGGAGGGCGCGCCGGACGCGTCCCTCGTCGTCGGTGTGCACGGCCTCGCGAGCGCCCTCTCCGGGTACGCTGGCACCTCCGGCACGCTGGTGGTCGACGAGCCCGGAGACCCTCTCTTCACCGAGCGCGTCACCCTCGACCAACTGGACGGCGCGGTGCGCTACCTCGACCAGTTCGTCACCGCGTACTCCGTCGCGCTCGCGCCCGCCCTCGACGCGTGGCGCCGGTGGTTCGTGGCGCCCGGCTCCGTCGCCGAGGGCCTCACGTACCTACGCCACGCCGTCGAGGCGTACGCGCACGAGGTGTCGCCGGACCTGCTCGAAGCGGCCGGGATCGAGGGCACCGCCGCCGCCGTGCTGGACGCCGCCGCGGGCGCGATCCGCCCCGACGCCCGATCGAAGGCACCGCCGATCCGGTGGAGCGCGCTCGCCGTCGCACGCGTCAACGCGGCGCGCGCCGCAGAGCTCGGCGCCGCGTCACGCGTGCTCGACCTGCTCTGGCGCGGACTCACCGCCGTCGCGCCCGTCGAGGGGCTGCTACGTACCGCGCCCTACGCGGCCGCCCTCGACGGCGAGGACGACGACCGCGCCGCGGTGGTGGTGGGCGTCAACGCGCAGTTGACCACCGCCCTCGCGCACCCAGGTCCCGTGGTGATCCTCGACGCTGACGTGGCGCTGCACGTCCCGGCGCTCACGAAGCTGCTCGGGTGGGCGCCGCCCGTCACCGCGCTCCGCGTCCCCGACGGCGCACCGATCGCACGGACGATCCTCGCCGCTCGCGCCAGCCGCGCGACGTGGCTCCCGCGAGGACTGCCCGACTGGCCCGCGATCCTCCCCGCGCTGCGCTGGGCTATCGCGTGGCTCGCGGAGGGCGGCGCCACGCGCTCCGTCGGGCTGATCGCCCCGCAGGTGATCGAGGCCGCAATCGCGCACACCCTCGCGCCCGACGACCCCGCCCCGCGCAAGGCGTGGAAGGCCTGCCGTGGCACCGCCGCGTCGCTCGACCGGGCGCGCGCTCACCTCGCGCCGATCCTCGCCGGGTGGCAAGGCCGCTACGTCCTCGGGCACTATCAGGCGCTCGAAGGCCTCGACCACATGGCCGACTGCGACGCCACCCTGACGCTGATGGACCCGCGCCCCAACCTGGGCGTCGAGCGCGTCAAGGCGGCCTACCTCGGGCTCGACGTCGAGGGCCGCCTCGACGCGCTCGCGGGCGCCGAGCTCGGGCAGGCGCACGGCCGACTCCGCACCGTCCACCGCACGCGACCAGGGCGACAGCTCCACGTCGGCACCGTCGCGCCGTCCGGGTGGCAGGGCCGCGCCGTCGACGTCCGCGTCCTGCCGGTGGGGCGCCCGGCGCGCGCTGAGGGCGCTATAGGGGCCGCGGAGGTGCTGGCCGCTAGAACCGCCCTCGGGCTGACGGCGGAGGCTCTAGCGGGGCTGCTAGGCGTCTCCCGCAAGACGGTGCAGCGGTACGAGCGAGGCGAGCGGGAGGTGCCGCACGACGTCGCGGCCGCCGTGCGTGTGCTCTGCCCTGCGACAGAGACAGACACGCACCCACCTGTGGGTGTCTCTGATAGGGGTTTCGGTCCCACGATATGTCCGAGCGGAGATACCAATGGGACCGAAACCCCTAACAGAAGAAGAGTATCTGAAAGGGGTTTCGGTCCCACGGTATCACCGCGCGGAGATACACTTCCCGACGAGGAGCCGCTCCCGTCGCCCTCCCGGCGCACCGTCGCCGAGGAGCACGACGAGGGCGGGTGGGCGTGGCTCCGCGTGGACTCGCAGCGGTGGGATTCTTGACGCCGGGCGCCGAGTGCGCGCAGGGTGGCCGTCGTGCCGCCACGCCAAGACAGGGACTACGAACAGCAGGCCGCGTGGGGCGAGATTCGCGACGCGGCGCAGGACGCGTTCGCGGGCCACGCTCACAGCGACGAGGCGCGGGCGTACACGATCGCCGTCGCGGGCGTGGTGCTCTCGGTGCGCTCGCTGCACGAGCTCGCCGCCGTGACGCGGCACGAGCGCCGACGGTGGGGCGTGCGGTGGCCGGAGGACGCGCGGTGAGCCGTCGGCAGTCGCCGCGCACGGGCTGCCGGTGAGTGCTCGCGTCGACTACCAGCCGCGCTACCGCGGCATGCTCGACGCGCTGCGCGGTGGCTCCACGTTCGACACGGCCGTGGGCACCGTCGGGCTGAGCTGTCGGACGTGGTATCGGTGGGTCGCCGCGTGCCGTGCTGGTGAGCCGCCGTCGCCCGAGATCGAGGCGCTCGTCACCGACGCTCACGCGGAGTACGCGAAGGCCACCGCCGCGCTGATGGCGACGGTCACCGCCGCGGGCGAGAGCGACTGGCGTGCCTCCGCGTGGGCCATCGACCACCGCGTCACGGATCGTCGCCGCAAGGCCGACGCGCGCCGCGCCCGGTGGGAGGCCGAGATTGCAGAGCACCGCGCGAAGGGTGACCACGTCGAGCGCCACGAGGTCACGGAGGTAGCTGTCGTCGATGAGATCCGCCGCCGAATCGCTCGCCTTACTGACGCCGCAGGAGCGGGAGTCGGTGCTGTCGTCGCTGACGCCAGCAGCAGCGACGGCGCTGCTCACGGCGTGGCCGTTCTGGGCGCGCCCGGATCAGATCGCGCCGCTCGGTGAGTGGCGCACGTGGCTGATCCTCGCCGGGCGCGGCTGGGGCAAGAGCCGCACGGGCGCCGAGTGGGTGCGCGCCGTCGTCGCCTCGGGCGCCGCGCGTCGCGTCGCGCTGGTGGCGCGCACCGCCGCCGACGTGCGTGACGTGCTGATCGAGGGCGAGTCGGGGATCCTCGCGTGCTGCCCCGACTCCGAGCGCCCGGTGTGGGAGCCATCCAAGCGCCGGCTGACCTGGCCGTCGGGCGCAATCGCGACGACCTACAGCGCGGAGGAGCCCGACCAGCTCCGCGGGCCGCAGCACGACGCGGCGTGGTGCGACGAGCTCGCGGCGTGGCGCTACCCCGACGCGTGGGACCAGTTGCAAATGGGCCTCCGACTCGGCTCCGACCCGAGGGTCTGCGTCACGACCACGCCGCGCCCGACGCCGCTGGTCCGCGCCCTAGCGCTGGCCTCGACCACGGCCATCACCCGCGGGCGCACCGCCGACAACGCCAGCAACCTCGCGCCCGGCGTCGTGGCGGCGCTCACAGCCCGCTATGGGTCGACCCGCCTGGGGCGCCAAGAGCTTGACGGTGAGATCCTCGACGATGCCCCCGGCGCGCTCTGGCGGCTGGCGATGTTCGACGCCTCGCGCGTGGACTCCGCGCCCGCCATGAGGCGCGTGGTCGTGGCGATCGACCCGGCGGTGACCGCGCACGAAGGCAGCGACGAGACCGGCATCATCGTCGCCGGCATAGGCCTCGACGGGCGCGCCTACGTCCTCGAAGACCTGTCGGGCACCTACCCCGCGGAGCAGTGGGCGCGGCGCGCGGTCGAGGCGTACCGCCGCCATCGCGCCGACCGCATCGTGGCCGAGGTCAACAACGGCGGCGACCTTGTGGCGTCGGTCCTGCGCACCGTCGACCCCGCGTGCCACGTCGTGGCCGTGCGTGCGAGCCGCGGCAAGGCGCTGCGGGCCGAGCCGGTCGCGGCGCTCTATGAGCAGGGGCGCGTCTCCCACGTGGGCCTCCTCGCGCGCCTCGAGGACCAGTGCGCCGGCTGGGATCCGGCAACGGACACCTCGAGCCCCGACCGGCTCGACGCGCTTGTGTGGGCGCTCACTGATCTCGTAGTGGACAGGCCGATCGCTCCTTTGCAAGCGCGGCCAATGCTGGTACGGTCGCAGGGCCGCGCATGGTAGCCCCCTTCTCCCGCTCTGAGTACGCCGCCCTACAGGCGCCGCCATCGGCGTTCCTGGCGCGCGCGCCGTACAACGACAGGTTCCAGTATCGGCTGGGCAGCGCGCTCACCCCGCAGGCGCTCTCCGCGGTCCAGCGACAGGCCGACATCGGCTACCTGTGGCAGTGGATCGACGTGCTCGATGAGCTACGCGAGACGGACCCGCACCTGCACTCGGTCCTCTTCCAGCGCGAGGCGCTAGTCGCCGGGAGCGCGTGGCAGATCATCGGCGATGACCAGCGCGTCACCGACTACGTTACGGGCGCGCTCTCCGATCTGGAGTCGCGCGGCGACATGGCGTTGAGCTTCCGCGACCTCCTGCACCACATGCAGACCGCGGTCTACTACGGGCGCGCGGTCGCAGAGGTCATCTGGTCGCCGGATGGTCGGCGCCCCGAGGCGATCGAGTTCGTCCACCCGCGGCGGCTCGCCTACGCGACCGACTGGCGCATCCACCTGTGGGACGCGACGGGCAGTGGCTACGCGATCGCCGCGGAGCAGACCGCAGCGGAGCGCGCGTTCGCCCTCTTCCCGGGCGTGCCGCTGGACGTGTTCCCGAGCGGCAAGTTTATCGTGCACCGGCCGCGCATCCGCGGCGGCTACCCGACTCGCGAGGGAATCGGGCGCACGGTCTGCTGGTACGCGCTCTTCAAGAAGTTCGGCATGCGTGACCTCCTCGCGCTCACTGAGTGGGCGGGTCGCGGTCTGCGCGTTGGCGAGTACTCCAGCGGCTCGACGCCGGACAGCCCGGTGCGGTCCTCCCCCGAGGACGTAACGGCGCTGCAGGAGGCCATCGAGGCGATGAGCTCGACGGTCTCCATCGTCATCCCCGACACCACCAAGCTGACGGTGCTCGACGCCCCCAACGTCAACGCGCTGCACGAGCACCTGGTCGCGCTCTGCAACGGCGAGATGAGCAAGGCCGTCGTGGGCTCGACGCTCTCCGCGGAGGTCGGCGAGAACGGCGGCAACAGAGCTCTCGGCGAGGTGCACGAGCGCGTCACGCTGATGATCGCCCGCGGCGATGCCGAAGCCGTCGCGAGCACCCTGCGGCGCGACCTGCTGCGCCCGATGGTGGAGAGGATGTTCGGGCGCGGGACGCCTGTGCCGCGGATCGTCTTCGCCACCGACCCGGCGCAGGATCTCACCGAGCTCGCAAAGCGTCTCGACGTGGCCGTGCGCGCGGGCGTCCAGGTGTCGCAGCGCGATGCACGCGAGATGCTGCAACTCCCTGAGCCGCTCGAGGGTGACGCCCTCCTGGTGCCGCGATGATCGACCTGACGCCACCCAAGGGCGCGCAGGAGGCCGCGCGCCGCGCCCTCGAGGTACGCGCCACCAAGCCGCCGAGCGAGCGCGGGATGACGGCCGTGGGCATCGCGCGCGCCCGCGACCTCGCCAACGGCAAGGCGCTCTCCCCCGAGACTGTGCGGCGCATGGTTTCGTTCTTCGCCCGCCATGAGGTCGACAAGCAGGGCGCGACCTGGGACGAGCAGGGCAAGGGCTGGCAAGCCTGGCACGGGTGGGGCGGCGATGCCGGCTACGCGTGGGCGCGGAAGGTTGTGGAGCAGATGGATGCACGTCAGATGTCTTGCGCGATCACGATGACCGCGGACCCCGTCTCGCAGAGCGTCATCCAAGTGGCGCGATGCGGCACCTACGATGGGCATTCGCAGGGCGCTTTCGCCTTCGACCCGGCGACCTTCGACGCGATCATCCGCAACTTCGACGCGACCGAGAACCGTCGCGTCCCGGTCGACTACGAGCACGCCAGCGAGATGCCAACGGCACCCGGCGTGATGCAGCACGGCGCGCCCGCGGTCGGGTGGATCACGCACCTCGACAACCGTGGCGATGCGGGACTCTACGCGCACGTCGATTGGGTGGACCCGCAGGCCGTAGAGCGCATCCGCATGGGGCAGTACGCGTACTGTTCGCCCGCGGTCGTGTTCGGCGCGATCGACCCCGCATCCGGCGAGGGCATCGGCCCGAAGCTAACCTCTGTCGCGCTGACCAACCGGCCGTTCTTGGACGGGATGGCGGCGCTGACCGCACGCGACCCGATAGCGGCGTCTCTCGCTCCCGAGAGCGTCCACGTACCGACCGCGGTTGCGGTCAAGGAAGACAAGACCATGGAACCCGAGAAGATGAAGAGCATGCTGGCGGGCCTCGCCTCCAGGATGCAGATGGACCCAGCCAGCCCCGACAGCGAGATCATCGCCGCCCTCGAGGCGATGATGGAGCGCATGGAGATGAGCCAGATGGCCGAAGCCGCGCAGTGCAGCGACCGCGTCATCGCCGAGGGCCGCGCCCCCGCCGCCTCGCGCGACCGCCTCGCCAAGCTCTGCCGCGCCGACCGCGGCACCTTCGACGCGCTGTTCCCGGCCGTCGAGGCGCCCGCGTCCGACGCCAAGCTCATGAGCGCCCGCGTGTCGCCCCAGGGCGGCGCCCCGGTGTCGCGCGTGGCCACCCCCGTCCGTCACGCCGACGCCGCCGACTCGCGCGCCGCGGCCCTCATGTCGGCGCACGGCATGACCTACAAGGACGCCCTGCTCCGTGCCTCGCGCGATCTCCGCGATGAGGCCCTCGCTCCCCTCACCGCCGCACTCGGAGGCTGATCGCCATGACCACTTCTCGTCGTACCCCGCAGTCCGTCGCGCCCTTCGCCGTGAGCTCGCTCACCGCGGTCGAGGGTGCCGTCCTCGTCAACGCCACGGGCGCTGACAACGCCGCCGCGCTCCCCGCGGGCGCGAGCCCCGACCCGACCAGCATCGCCATCCTCGGCCTGTCGCACCAGGCCGTCGTCTCGACCCAGACCGGCGCGGACGTCGTGACCTCGGGCATCTTCCCCGGCGTCGCCGCGGGCAGCATCACCCGCGGGCAGCTCCTCACCGTGGGCAACTCGAGCGGCGGCGTCATCGTCGCGGCCCCGAGCGCGGGCAGCAACGTGGCCACCATCGGCTACGCGATGGAGTCCGCTTCGTCGGGCGAGCGCGTCGCCATCGACATCCGCATCGGTAGCCTCCAGGGCTGATCAGGAACCATCATGACCTCCATCCAAAACCTCCAGGCCGCGATGCTCGCATCGCACGGCATCGGCGCCGCCGAAGCCGCCCACCTGATGTCGCTCTCCCCGAGCGCCGTCCACATCGACCGCGCGCTGACCAACCTGGCGGTGCAGTACAACAACCGCGAGTACATCGCGGACTCGGTCCTGCCCGTCCTGAGCGTCAAGCACCGCTCGGACAAGATTTTCTCGTTCCCGGTGACCACGATGCAGGAGGTCGCGGCCTCCGCGGTCGCCTCGCCCCGCGGCATGCCCGGCGAGGTCAAGTACAACATCGAGAGCTCTCTGACCTACGCGGTCAGCGACTACGCGCTGATGGACTTCGTCAGCAACGACGAGATCGCCAACGCCGATGCGCCCCTGCAGCCCAAAATCTACGCGCAGGACATCGTGATGAACTTCCTCATGCTCGCGCGTGAGAAGCGGGTCGCGGACGTGGCGTTCGCGTCGGGCAACTACGGCTCCAACACCGCCGCCCTCTCGGGCGCCGACCGCTGGGACGTCGCGACCTCGGACCCCATCCAGAAGATCGAGGACGCCATCGAGTCCTGCTTCGTTCGCCCCAACACCATGGTGATCGGCGCGCAGGTCTGGATCAAGCTCCGCAACCACCCGAAGGTGCTGCAGTACATCCTCTCGCGCTCCGCGACCACGATGGGCGATGTGCCGCTCCGCGTGAACGAGCAGCTCTTCGCGGAGGCGTTCGGCCTCGACAACGTCGTGATCGGCCGCGCCAAGTACAACTCGGCGCACGAAGGCGCGTCGGCCTCGAGCGACTACCTCTGGGGCAAGTCCACGGCGCTCATCCGCGTCGAGCGGACCCCGTCGCCGCGCGCGACCCGCACGTTCGGCTACACCTTCCGCTTCGGCTCGATGGAGACCACCGAGATCGTCGACAGCCTCCGCGGCGTGCGCGGCGGCGTGTTCATCAAGACCTCGCACTCCGACTCGGAGTTCGTGATCGGTGGCGCCACCACCGGCTTCCTCTACACCACCTGCGTGTCCTGACATGAGCAAGCGCCGTGCACAGCCAGTGGCGGCGCTTGTCGTCGCGCCCGCGCCAGAGGTAGAGACACCTCTGGCGCAGGTGCGCTACTTCGCTCGCGTGACCATCCATGCGGGCGTGACCTACGAGCCGGGGCAAGAGATCCCCGAGCGCGTGGCACTAGACGGCTTCGTCCAGGGCAGGGAGTACGACTGTGGCTGAACAGACTACGATCGCGACCTCCACCGACCTGACGGCGCGGCTGTCTACCGCCATGTATGCGAGGCTGTTCGCGAAGAACGGCGGCGCGACCCCCGACACCAGCTTTCGCGACCTGTGCCTGGCCGAGGCCAACAGCCTCTTCCGCACGATGACGCGCGTGGCCTTCCCGGCGGGCATCTACACGACGACCGACACCCTCGACCCGGCGATGGTCGGGTGCGTGGTGGACCTCGCGTGCGAGATCGCCGCGCGCCGTCACGGAGTCTGGGATGAGTCGGGCGCATTCGCCGAGCAGGGCAAGCGCGCCCGCGAGCTCATCAAGCAACTCAACCGCGATGCCGACGCCCGCGCCGCGGGCTCGACCAACGCGCCGCCCAACCCTCGAGCGCGGGTCAACAACGCGCTCGCGCCCGATGGGCAAGAGACGAACGTCTGGAGCCGGATCGCCGACTACAAAGTCACGGGCATGTTCTGATGCTCGGCCTCGCCGCCAGCATCGACGCGATGCGCTCCGCGGTCGTGCGCTCGCTCCCCCCGGCGCTCGCGGGCGGCGGTCGTCTGGTCGCGTGGTACGCCCGCGCCAACCACCCGTACACCAACCGCACGTACCGGCTGCAGCGCACCACCGAGTACCAGTTCACCGCCGGGTCGTTCGAGGGCGGGTACACCATCCGCGTCGACGGCGGCATGCACTACGGGTCCTACGTGGACCAGGGCACGAGCATCAACCACCGCACTGGGAGGCCCAACAGGCCGTACCCGTTCCTTTCGGACAAGACGAGGCAGGGTTCCTACCGCGTCTCCCCCCCGTGGGCCGCGGAGGGTGATACTGTCGCCCGCATCGTAGAGGCGTCCATGGTGGGCGCCATCGAGAACCTGTGACTACGCTCGCATCCATCGACACCGCCCTCCTGGCCGCTCTGACGGCGTGCGTAGCGGCCCCGCAGACCGCGATCCTCCCGTTCGCCGTCGCCACCCGCTACGCCGGTCCAGTGACCCGGGAGGGGCTGTCGCGCGTGTGCGGGTCGCAGTACCCTGCGGTGTTGCTCCGCTTCGACGGCGAGGTGCCGACGCGCATCGTGAACACCCTCATGGCGGGCATCGAGGACCGCGGCGTCGCAACGTGGTCGGTCATCGTTGTGAGCGAGGAGCCTCGCGAGATCGACGATGCGATCAACGCCAGCGCGGTCGGCGCACCGGGCATCCTCCAACTCCTGGACGTTGCGATGGGCGCGACCAACGGGTTGTTGGTCGTAGGGCTCTACAATGAGCGCCCGACGCGAGTCTCTTCGATCACCCCCGAGCTCGTCGAGGCGGGCGTGGTGTACGCCTACGCCGCGCGGGTCGAGGCCATGCGCGACCTCCCGCTAGCAGCCAACGCGGACCCCGGCGCGGCGCTTCCGTTGCTCGATCCCATCGTCGGGGACGTCAACCTGACGGGCACCGGCTACACGTCCAACCCGCTCTCGCCGTTCACCTCGGAGCCCAACCCATGATGCTACTCATCCAGGCCATAGAGGGCCGTCTCTTCTCGCTGGTGGACGCTCGCGGCATCGCTGTCCGCGGTCGCTTCGCGGCGCGCGACAAGAGCGGCGTGGCGCTCCCCGGCGGCGAGCTAGTCCGCGACCACACACACTACCGCCGCGCCATTCTGCGCGGCGACATCACGCTCGTCGCAGAGCAGGAGCACTCATGAGCATCAGCATCCCCGGGCTTAGCGCGTCCACCAAGACGCCGGCCGTCTACCTCAACGTCATCCTCGGCGGCCCCGGCACCAGCGCGGGCGCTGCACCGGAGTCCATCCTCCTCATCGGCAACAAGCTCGAGGTCGCCATCAGCGACTCGGCGCCCACGATCGACGTCTCGGACGGCACGATGCCCCTCGCGACCCCGACGTTCTGCGCGTCGGTCGACGATGCGCTGACCCTCTGCGGCCAGGGCTCCGAGCTTCACCGCATGGCGCGCGCGGTCTTCGCGCAGTACCCCGCGGCTAACCTCTTCCTCGCGGCCAACGCCGTGAGCGCGGGCTCGGCCGCGACTGCCGACCTGACGTTCGCGACGACCGCGACCGCGGCGTTCACGGTGCGGCTGCTCCTCTGCGACCAGGCGATTGACGTCGCTGTCAGCGTGGGCGACACGCCGACCGTCATCGCCACCGCCGTCGCCACCGCCGTCAACGACGCCGCCGATCTGCCGTACTACGCGCAGTTCGCGGCGGGCGTCGTGACCTTCACCGCCAAGATGGCGGGCCTGCGCGGCAACAGCCTGATCGTCGACGCGTACTTCGTGCTGGGCACCGTGTCCCTCCGCATCACCGGGTCATCGACCACCTCGCCCGGCGCGACCACGGGCCAGTGGACGTCCATCGGGTCGGTCATCGGGACCGAGTTCCCGCTGTCCGGCGGCACGACCGCGGACAGCATCGCCAACGTCATCACCGCCATCGCCTCGCAGCGGTACAACCGCATCGTGGTGTCGTCCAACGACGGCACCAACCTGACCCGCTTGGCCACGCACCTCAACGCGCTCGCGGGCGTCACGGTCGGCCTTCGTCAGCAGGGCATCGGCGCGACCATCGACACGCTGGCGAACGCCATCACCCTCGCGACGGGGCAGAACGCCGCGCGCCTGCAGGTGGGCTTCCACTTCGCCTCCAAGGTGCCTGGCCCCGAGGTCGCCGCGGTGCTCGCGGCGGCGCGGCTCGCGGGTGACGGCAGCGTCGGCGGGTCGCTGGTCGGCGAGAGCGCGGACCCCGCGGCCAACCTCGACGGATGCCAGCTCGCCACGATCCTCGCGCAAACCGCGGCCCTCGATCAGCCCACGGCCACCGAGGTCGAGTCGGCGCTCAACAACGGCCTGGCGGTCCTGGTCCCCTCGACCGCGCGCCCCGGCTTCTGCGCCCTCGCGCGGTCGGTCACCTCGAGGTCGCTCGCCAACAACGTGCCCAACTTCGCGGTCATCGACACGGAGTTCGTGACGGCCTGCGACTACGTCGCGGACGACCTCCAGGGCTACCTCGCGACGACCTACGCGGGATTCAAGCTCGGGGCCGACAGCGCCAACGGCAACCCGCCGCTGTCGCCTCGCGTGACCACGCCGTCGCTGGTGCGCGCGGTCATCCTCGACCGCCTCTCGGCCTACGAGGCGCGGAGCATCCTGCGAGACGTGACCGCCAACGTCTCGCTCCTGGTGGTCGAGGCCGACCCGGTCGTGTCCGGTCGGCTCAACTGTGAGATCCCCTGCGAGCCCGTGTCTGGGCTCCACATCATCGCTGGCAACGTCCGGCAGATCGCGAGCCTCTGATCATGGCAACCATCTACAGCGGCCCCGGCTTCGTGACGGTCAACGCCGTGCCGGTGCTCCAGTCGTCCAGCATCGACTTCGACGTCGACACCCAGAACAAGGACGTCCAGACGCTCCTCCTCGGCACGGCGGGGTTCTCCGTCGGCCCGCAGAAGGTGATGGTGCGCGTCGAGAACGCCGTCCCGCAGAGCGGGCTGGAGTTCGACTGGGTCGGCATCGCGCTCGCCCAGGCGGTGGTGACGCTCGGCTTCAAGATCGCCGGGAAGATGTACACCTGCACGGGCGACATCCGCACCGCGAAGATCGGCACCAAGGTCGCCGACGCCAACAGCGTGTCGTGGGAGTTCCACGGCAAGATCACCTCCATCGCCTGAACGTGGTACGGTCGCGGGCGTGAGCGCCCTCGACCAGTTCCGCGTTGGTTCTCCCCTCGCCAAGCTCCTCGCCGGGCGAGTGCGCCCACACAAGCTCTTCTCCATCGAGATCGCCCGCAACGACGGGCGCACGACGCTCCCGCTCGCGGTGCGGTCGCTCACCGCTGACGATGCGGCGCGAGCTCACGCTGACGCCATCAAGTGGCTGGTCAGCACGGGCGGCTGGCAGCGCGAAGACCTCATTGGCGACGCGGGCGACGCCATCCTCAACCTCGAGGTGATGGTGCAGACGCTGACTCGCGCGCTGGTCGACCCCGAGAAGCCCGATGTTGCGTTCGCGGCCGATGCCGCGGAGGTGCGGAAGTTCTTCGAGGTCGACGAGATCCGTGCGGTCTGGGATGAGTACGCGTCGTGGTCGCAGGAACGCTCGCCGTTCCGGTCGCTCAAGACGCTGGCCGAAGTGAAGGAGGTAGCTGACGCGCTGGGAAAAGGGCAGGCGTCGATGACCAGCTTGCCTCGCTACGAGTACACTACGCTGCGGCTCATTATCACTGCACTGGTCGACCAGCGTGCGACATGGACGACGGCGAACTCCTCGGGTATCTCGCCGCCGACCGACTCGCCCGCGGACTCCTCCGAGAGCTGGACCCCGACGATGACCATCGGTGAGGTGGAGTAGTGCCTCGCGCCGTACTTGAGATCACCGCGGACACCTCGGGCATCGTCGCGGCGTTCGGCGCCATCCGCACCGCCGCGCAGCAGACCGAGCGCGATGTGCGGTCGTCGATGCAGCGCGCTGCGACCGGGTCGGCCGGCGTCTACCGCACATCCGCCCGGCAGCAGGTCGCCGAGGGCGAACGGGCCGCGGCGCGCACCGTATCGGCCTTCGTCCGCGCCGAAGAGCAGAAGCGCCGTGCAGCGCGTCTCACCGCCGCCACGCAGGAGCGGGTTGAGCGCGACGCCACGACGCTGGCGCGCACCGAAGCCGCCAAACGGGGGCTGACCGCGGAGCAGGAGGCGCGGGTCAGGCAGACCGCGGCGGAGCGCCTGACGCGGGTCTACGAGAGCGAAGAGAAGCGCCAGACGGCCATCGCGCAGCGCGAGCAAGCGACCCGCAACCGCAACCGATCCAGCGTGGCGCACGACATCCGGCGCGGTCTGACCGTGGGCCGTGATGCCGCCATCAACGTCGCTCGCAACGCACACACGCAGATCCAGGACGCGCGCGCCACGAGGGCCGAGAGCGAGCACACGCTCAACAACGCTTTCATGCAGGCGGGCAACAGCGGCACGGGGACGATGATGAGCGCGCCGGAGGCGGCGGCGCTCCGCGCGCGCTTGCAGACGGAGGTCACGACCGGGTCGCTCCGCGGCCTGTCGATGGGCGATGTCGCGGAGGGTCTGTCGGCGGCGCAGACGCAGAAGAGCGTCCTCACAGCCCCCACGGCACAAGGGAGGGCGGCGGCGCTTGAGCAGCAGATTAGACTGATGGCGTTTGCGCGGAACACGTCGCAAACGCCGCGCGAGGTGCTGCTAGCGGCGGGAATGCTGCAAGACCAAGGGATCACTGGCGCAGATCAGATGTCCACGCTGATGGCGATGACGGGCATCGGACAGGCGGGGTCGGTCGAGCTTTCGACGATGGTCGGGTCATCACTAGGGCCGCTGATGCAGAACATTGCGCGAGCCCAAAGACCCGGTCAGACCCCAGAGCAGCGGTCGGCGTCAGTGCGCGCAACGGTGCTGGAGTCGATGGCCACAACAGAGGTCGAAGCGTCGGCGGGCGCGAACGCGCGCCCTGCGCTTAACTCCTTGGCGCAACTGAGGGGGTCCGTCGAGAGTCCGCTGATGGCCGATCGGCTCGACCGCCGACTCCGCGCGACCAACCACGCCGCACTGGCAGATCAGATGATCGTGCGTGACCGTGCGGGCAACGCCTCTCTCCGCAACCGCAGCCCTCTAGCGTTTATGTCTCAACTGATCACGGGCATGGGAGGCGACGCCAATGCTGCCTCCAACCTGCTCGCGACGGGTGGCCCCGGCGCGCCGATGATTCTCACGAGCCCGCAGCGGACGGCCATCACACTCCTCGCGGGAGCCAGCGCCGGGGGCGGCACCATCGCGCAGAAGGTCGCAGACCTCCAGGCGCAAGGCGAGCGGTTCGGACCGGCGCAGGTCGAGGCGGGTCGTGCCGTCATCGACTCAGAGCAACGCACGGCGCTGGTGTCGTCGGAGGAGTCGCGCATCACCGCGCTCAGCGACAACACGACGATGCTAGGCAATCTCAGCAACGCGTTCTCCGAGTTCACGGCGCGCAACCCCCTCGGCACGATCGTGGCGGCGACGGGCATTCCTCTCGTCGGGCAAATGGCAGCGGGCTTCATCGGGCGGCAACTTGCGGGTACGGCCCTCGGGACGGCGCTTGGTGTCGCGGCCCCAGCGGGTGGCGGTGCGGCGGGCGGTGGTGCTCTCGCCGTTGGCGGGCAAATAGCGCGCAAGGTCATGGGCGCGCCCGCGCTGCTAGGGTCGCTGCTGACCCTCGGCGGCAGCTACGGCGGCGTGGACCAGGGCGACGTCCAGGCGCAGCAGCGCGCGGGTCTAGAGTACGAGCGGCAGAGCAACCGCCTCAGCGCGGCGGCAACCGCGGCCAACCAGCCGCCGCCGACCGCCCAGCAGATCGGTTCAGCAGTCGCGGCGGCGCTTGCGGCTGCGCCTATGGTCGCCACGGTCTCGGCGGTGGACGCCACGCACGCACGCACACAGGCGGCAACCCCATGACCGACTTCGACTTGATCCCAGAGGCGTCCTACCGCGGCATCCTCTTCCCGGTCGAGACCGCCGATGTCGACGGCGGCACCGACTTCGTGGAGCACGTGGCCTACCGCCGACGCGGCGCCGACATGGAGCCCACGGGCCTCAAGGCGTACAAGGGCTCGCTGACCATCCCGCTGATCAACGCCGGGCCGCTGGTGCAGCGGTACGGCACGCTGTGGCCCGACCTCCGCGCCGACCTCGTGCAGATGTTCTCGGACAACCCCATCGGGACGCTGATCCACCCGACCTGGGGATCCCTCGAGGTCGCCATCCTGTCGTGGGCGACCAAGGACTCGCCCGACCTCCGCAACGGTCAGCGGCTCACCGTCCAGTGGCAGGAGCACAACGCCTCGCTCGCGGCGCTCATCGCCCTCGACGGCGCCGTCACGACGGACCCGACGACCACGGTGCAGAGCCTCGCGACGACCGCCGACACGCTCTCCGCTGGCAAGGCCGGGTATGTGCCGCTCGCGCCCGTGTTCACCACCACGATGACGCTGCTGGAGTCGTCGCTGGTGCTGCCCTACTCCGAGGTGCAGGGCGCGTTCTCGGTGCTCTTCGGGGCGATCGCCTACGCGCTCTCGCTGCCTTCGATGACGGGCCTCGACGCCGCCGCCGCCTACGCGGCGCTGTTGACGCTGCGGGTTGCCACGCAGGGCTACTACGCGCGCTTCGCACCGGGCATCGCAGGCGTGCGGTACTTCGTCGTCCCCGCCGACATGGGCGTGTGTGAGATCGCCGCGAGCGTCTACAACGACATCAGCAAGACGTCGCTGCTCTACGCCGCCAACTCGTTCCCTGACCCGCTGCTGGTGCCCGCGGGGACCGTCGTGACGGTGCTGCCGTCGTGACGATCGACCCGACGCCATACGACCACACCGTCGACCTCCTGCTCTGCACATCGGGCACGGCCATCGATGTGTGGGACGAGTACGTCATCACGCTGGACATGCTGCAGAGCGGCAACGCGTGGACCTTCGCGTTCTTTCGATCAGCCGCGCGGCGCACGACCTGGGACATCATCAAGACCCTCGTGCGCGCGGGCGATGACGTCTCGCTGTCCATCGACAACGCCACGCAGCTCACCGGCCGCATCGAGACGATCC